AAAGCTGGGCCGCTGAAAAACAAGTTTCAAAGTCGATCTGCTCAAATTCATCCATGTGCGCACAGCACTCCTCAACCCACCCGTTGCGGTAGGCTGCGAAGTAGCTGTTTCGATCCCCGTGCTTCCATTGGTTTTGCACCGAGTATTGGGCTGAAACAGCTTTGCATTTTTCCAACGTCCATCCCTCGCGCAAAGCAGCCATGTGCCCGCAAGCCTCTTCGAGCCATCCGTTGTAAGTGGCTGCCCGGTAGGCAGACACATCCTTGGTTTTGAAAGCGTTGCGTGTGTTGTGCCGAAGCGCAGCTTCAAGAACCTCTTCCTTGGTCCATTGCTTGTTTCCGCCCATATGGGTGACACATTGTTCGAACCAGCCGTTACGCTTTGCTGCGGCATAGCCGGCCTGATTTCCTTTGCTCCACGCGCTGCGGGTTGCGTACTTGGCGGCGTCAGCCTGACAAAGTTCTAGCGTCCAACGAAAAGGTGCGGGCAAGTGTTCATCCTCCTATTAATGAGAACGAATCATACCAAGTTTTACACCAAATGTCGAGCGCGCATCAAAATCTATATTGGTACAAAGTTCTATGTGTTGCCACCAAAGAAAAAACCCCGCCGAAGCGGGGTTTTTGAAAAGCCTTGTGCTACAAGGACTTAGGCGAGGTTACCGGCGCCGACGAGGGCGCAGGCCATCCACTGCTGGTTCAGGATCACGCTGGCAGCGTAGAACTTGGAGCCGACGTACCCACGCTGGCCGAGTGGGTCCGCACTGTCCTTGTTGCCGACCGGGATGACCGACAGATCGAAGGACTTGGCACCGCGCAGCGCAACCGTGCCGTAGCCTTCTTGCGAGGCGACGATCAGCGGATACACGTCGATGTTGGTGCCACCGGTGCTCAGGCAGCCCGTGGCGCCGACAGCAGCGCCGCCGTTCTGGAACGGAACCAGTTCGGGAGAGGCGATGAAGCGGAACTGCTCGAACGACCCGATCTCGTGCTCATGCACCGGCTTGCGGGAACCGTAGGCGGCGACCGGGGTGTAGCCCGGGAACGCAGAGGTGTCACGCAGGTCGGCTTCGATGTCGCCGTGGCAGAAGACCAGATAGGCCGCTTCGATCGGGCGGGTGCCGATGTTCGGGGTCGGAGCCAGAATGTTCTGCAGCTTGCGAGCGTGGTTCGCGTGAAGCGAACGCGCGATGCGGCGCAGCAGCTTGGCGGTGATCTTCCCATCGACGGTGGCCAGCGTGGTGCCGGTGCCGCCGTAGAAACGGTTGGTCGAGGCGCGAACCTTGGAATAGAGTTCCATTTCGCGGATGAGCGCCATACGCTCGGCGACTTGCGTCTTGAGCGCATCGAACACGTCGTCTTCGTACAGGTCGGCGACCACATCCGTGAAGGAGTAGAGGCAGCCGTATTGCTTGAGGACGGCGGTGATGTCCTGCGCGACCATCGAATCCGGGGTCGGGGTGACGCCTTCGGCGAGCAGGTTGTTGGTCAGCATGGTGCCAACGCGGTTGGACGCATCGGTTTCCACGGTGCTGGCCGGGCTGACGCTCTGGACCAGAATGTTGGGGTTGCCAACGGTAGCGTCGTAGGGAACCCAACGACGATAGATCACGGTGTCCGAGACGTTGCGGGGCATCTGCTTCTGGACGCCGCCCAGTTGCAGAGCTTCGCACGGGATGGCGCGGGCAAGAATCTCACCCTTCCACTTGCCGATTCGCGCTGGGGTGTTGCTCGTTGTGTTGGCCATTTGGGCCTCCTTGATGGATTTGGATTACGGGGTTTGGTTGATCGTCTGGCCATCAAGGTCAGCTATCGTTTGGCGTCGGCTTGGCGGCGCCACAGACGCAATCTATTCTGGTCAATTCAATTTGTCAATGGAGTAATAGAAATTTTTTCTGAGAGCAACCGTTCAAACGCAACAGGCCAGCAGCCTCAATTGCGCGATGTGACATACCGCCAGCCAACACCACACCGGCGTGCCGGCTCAACCTTCGCTTTCCACACACATAGAAGGTCTGCGGGATGTTACGACGCAATACCTCAACCCATCCGGCCTTGAGATAGCCATCGCCTGTGTGTTTTGCCATGTCGCAGTAACTGATCAATGGGCGCGGCAGTCGCGACAACGCACGGCTAAAACCGCCGACCAAATCAACCCCGAGACGCACGCACCAACGAGAAAGCTCACCGGAAACAACAAGGGCGACGCCGACAACCTCGCCTTGGTAAAGCAACGCCACACCAGAGCCGCCGCGCCCAAAACCCTGCAAGTGATTTTGCTCAAGAAAATCTCGCACATCATGGCCGACAACAGGGAGCATCTCGCATTGTCTGGCAAAAATGCGGCGCTGTTTAGCACCGAGAAGTCGCTGCAGATAACCTTCGATCACACGGCGATTAAGGAGCCATTCATCAGACCAGATATGTACCAGTCGAACCCCCACTGCGGCTGCGTCATCTGTCTTTTTCTGGTGGTAGAAAACGTCCTTCTTGAACTTGGTCGAGTGCGAGTATATGCCGTTGTACTCGATGCCGAGCTTCAGCGACGGGACGTAGATGTCAATTTCTCGGCCGCCGAGAATCGAACGATCACCGTTGATTGCGTCCGGGCAGATCGCTTTGACGAAAGCAAAAAGATCGAGTTCAGCCTTCGATGTTCCTACCAGCAAGCAATCCGGGCAGTCGGACTCTTGGCTAACGTGATTGGTGGCTATCTGCCAGAAAGAGCCGTGTTCCGAGCAGACAATTTCAACCTTCTCGTTGGCACCAAGATAGACCGCCTTCGAGTAATCGTACTTGTCACCATGCACCGCCCTTGCCGCTACAACGAAGTCCGACAAAGAAAGCATGCGCGCCTCACCCGTGCGAACATCCGCACACCTCTTGCAGCCTTTTCCAGAAAGGTGATTTGCCGGCGATTGCCAAAAGGAGCCGTGCTCAGGGCAAACGATCTCGACCTTTTCAGAATTATCGACTCCGTAGTTCGCCTTCGAGTAGTCGTACTTTTCACCATGCACTGCTTGTGCTCGAACAACAAACCCTTCTTCACCGAGACGACGCGCGCCGCTTGCTTTTTTTCGGCCACACTCCCGGCACTCAACCCCTCGCATGTGGTGCCCTGCCGTCAAATAAAAAGAGCCGTGCTCCGGACAGATGATTTCCACCTTCTCTTTGGTGCCAGCAAAGCGCACTTTTGAATAGTCGTACTTGTCACCATGCGCAGCGCAAAAGCGAGCAACGACTTCGGCTTGGTCCAGTTTTTTCAAGGCAATTCTCCTGTTGATATTTTGGAATGTGCCATGTTTCGCAGAATCCGTCAAGCAAAAAAAAAAACCCAGCCGAAGCTGGGTTTCTACTGAGATCGCGCTTTGCGCCGCTCAGTAACCTCGTTTTCCACGCTCGGCTGCGAAGCCCGCGGCGAAGCCGTCATCCTCGGTCACGGCTTGGCTGGCCGGCGGCGCGCTGCTGTTCGGCAGGACAGCTTGGCGCAGACGCTGCTGCGCCGCCCGCACCGGGCTAGGCTGCCGGGCGGGCGGCGTCGGCTCGGCATGGACCGGACTTGAGGTCGCTTTCACCCAATCCTTGAACTCGGTCAGCTTGCGGGAGATGAAGGCCGCGTTCTCCGATTCCATCAGTTCCTTGCCGTCCGCGATTACGTTGTCACGCCACAGGGCGAACTGCGGGGTGCGAACAAGCTGTTCCCAGTCGGGATGCACGGCGCCCAGCGCCTTGACTTCGAAGGCCCGCTCCTGCTGCTGCTGGAAAGACTGCAGCTTGTTGGTCAGCATGGCATCGACTTCTTCGGCCGTGTAGGTCTTCGCCTGCGGCTCGGTCGGTTGCGGCGCCGAAGCGCCCGCACCCAGACCCTTCAGGTCTTCGCGCAGAATCTCGGCCAGTTCCGGGAAGGCTTCGTTCAGCTTCTCGAGCTTGAGATCGAACGAGCGCTGCTCGGACGCCGTGCGCGGCTGAGTCTTCAGTTGCTCGACCTGTTGCATCAGTTGCCCGATACGCCCACCCAACTTGTCGATGGTGCCCTGCTGCTGGCTGATGCGAGCCAGCGCGTTGGCGACCTGCTCTTCGGTCAGCCCGGCCACGACCGGGGTCGCCGCCGGGGGCGTTTCTTCAGAGGCAGCAGCCGGTTCTTCGGCGACGGCGGTCGGCGCCGGGTCGTCAAGCAACTCGGGCGGTGCTTCTTCCTGCCGGGTTTCGTGGAAGGACGATTCGAAGGCGGCTTCTTCGGCGGCGCTGTCGGCGTTGTTCTGCTGCAGGTCTTCGGTGCTCATAGCTGTTCAGGCTCCTGTTCGGTTGTAATTTCGGGGTACTCGATGGCAAGCAACTTCTTCATCTCGCGAATGGCGGCACGGGTGGCGGCGCTTTCTTTTTCGTTGAGGTCGGCCTCGAGCCGGGCACGCAATTCAAGCAGCCGCCCTTCGGCATACTGCTTGACCAGCGCCCAGACTGCGCTCGAGCGATGCTCCTGCGGAAGCCTCACCGCAGCCTCGACAATTTGTAGATGGCGCTCAGGAAGTGAGCGCTCACGGTGTCGAAAAGATTCTCGGCCGCCGGATCGCCATCGCAGACGCCGCGCATCTGCTGCAGTTCGACATAGCGCTCCTGCAGCATTGCGACCAGATTCTCTTCATTCGGAGACGGCAGGTTGCCCATGCCGATCAACGCCTCGAACAGCGGGTCGGCGTCAGCGCGAATGCCTTCGTAGAAGGCGCCGAGCGCTTGGTGCTCGGCGTAGCTCGTGGTAGCCAAATGCGCCTTATGGGCGTCATTGGCGACGCCAAGCAGAAACTCGATCAGTGCATCCATCGGATTTTCCTCAGTTGAGCCAGCGCCTCTTCGGCGCTATAGGCGACGATCATGTCAAAGCCGAGGTCGGCAATGTGCGGGTGCAAGTCGGCTTGGGTCAGGGAGACCCGGCCGTCTTCGGCCTTCATCTCGATCCATACCATCCGGCCATTCGGGCAGAGGATGCCGAGGTCGGGCATGCCGGCCAGCACTCCTTGGGTCTTCAGGTTGCAGGCTTCCCGGGCGTCCCGCGACCCACCGTTGGGTAAATGAAACACGATCGGCTTGATCGAGCGGTCGGCAATGACCGACCACTTGCGACGAAGCGCAGCCACTAGCCGGGCCTGCTCGCGAGCTTCGGGTTTCTTGATCGGCACGTTTTCTCGAGGCTGCAACTCAGCATCGTCAGGGATTGGGACCATTGCTTTGTGTTCTCCTGTTGTTGATGCTCGGATTATTCCACAAAGCCTTGGCCGGGGGAAGCCCTGCCCGGCGGCTCGACCGCGGGCGTCGCCACCTGTGGCGTCGGGATGGTGTCGCGCACGGTCTTGCCAACGGCCGCCGGGGTAAATCCCTCGGGATCGAGCTTGCCCATGACGGACAGTTCGCGCTGCAGGTCCATGCGCCCACCTTCGATCGCCAGCTTGCTCTTGATGTCCTCGAGCTTGAGTTGGTGCTTGTTCGCGTACTCGAGCATGGCAAGCTCGCGGCGCAGTTCGAGTTCGGCCATCTTGGTGGCCATTGTCGTCTTGGTCCGCTCGTTCTCGGCCATGATGTAGGCGGTGTCGCGCTCCGAATCCCGCTCGATGCGGGCAATGTTGCCCTGCGCTTCGATGTTCGCCACTTCGACCCGGGCCTGCGCCTGAATGCCGGCGGCCTGAACGCGGTCGGTCGGCTGCTGCGGTTGCGACATGAGAGCCTGCATCTCGGCTTCGGTGAATTGCACGTCGCGCGGATCGAGCCCATTGATCTTGGCAAGCTCCTTGAAGTAGCGCGTAGGGTCGATGCCGAAGCCCGGATTCACGATCAGTTGCGGCATGACCTGCAGCATGAAGGTGTTGCGCATGTCCTTGATCACCAGTGCGCTCGAGCCGCGCGGCATGATCTGGAAGTCGCCCTTGATCGAATCGTCTTCGCCGAAGTCCATCATCCACTGGTAGTAGCGGGTGACGTGCGGCTTGGTGATCGAGTCGTCGAAGATGCGGGCCATGCGGCGCAGCAGGCTCGAGGCATTGGCCACGAGAATCTGCATGCCACCCACGGTCTCCGGTACGCCGGTCGGACCTTGTTGGCCTTGTAGTAGGATGGGTAGTCCGGTGACGTTCTCGGCCATCTTGAGGGCGAAATCCACCGACTGCAGCAAGTCCTGCTGAATGCTCGGAATCACCACGGAAGAGAACGCCTGTTGGACGTTGGGGATGTCGGCATCGGGCTTGAGCAGCCACAGCTTGCGCGGTGTGATCTCCCATTTTCCGTCGGCCGGGATAATGGAGCCGCGGCCGAGGATGAGTTGCGGACCGCTGGACAACCCGGCGTTCTCCATCATGGCGCGCACGTTGGCGTTGAGGATGGACTGGCAGGCGCGAATCTGGCGGGCAATGCCGATACCCCACGGGCTGCCGGCGGTGCGCTGCCAGCACATGAAGTCGTAGGGGAACTTGCCGTCGCTCATCGGCTCGAGGTGGGCCTTGACCGGGATGTCGCCGATCATGGTGATCACCGCCGACACACCGCCTTCGACTTCGCCGCAGGAGCAGCCCATCGCGACCACATCCTCGGAAGACAGGATGCCGCGGTAGTACCAAACGTCGTAGCGCAGGGCATCCGGGGAGTTTGATTCATGCGGCGGCAGCAGGCTGGCCAGCGAAGAAGAGCGCTTCGGCCCGGCTTCAATAACCCGCTCGATGGCTTCCGGGATGTAGCTGGGGTCAAGCGCCAGCGCGCGAACATCCTTTTCGACCAGCATGTCCCGCTCGATGAAGAACTGACCGCGGTGGATGTCATCGCCGCAGGCCGGGTCCGGGTAGGCGTTCCACACCGAGACGCACTTGGACTCGGGCACGATCTCCTCGACCATGACGATGCTGCCGTCAGCGTTGGTTTTCCGGGAGATGCGCACGGTCGGGATCGGGCCGCGCATGATGCCGGTGCCCAGCCGGGCCGCGTCATCGACACAGCGGCGAAGCTCGCGGTTGTAGTTGGTCTCGGAAAGCGCGTCGTCGATCCAGCGCTCGGCACCCTTGGCGGCATTCCACACCAGCGCCTCGTCAGCCTTGCGCTGCTGCTCGGCAGTCAGTTCCTGCGGCGTTGTCGGGGCGCCGGCCTGATTGACCAGCGGAGCGCCCGGGGCGATCGGTTGCGGTTGAGCCTGCTCGGGCAGCGCCTGTTCCGGCGGCAACACCAGCGGGTTCAGGTCGATCAGCCGGGCTTCCATCATGGCCAGCGGCACGGGGCTCGGCTGCACGCTGAAGGCCCGGTCATCCACCGGGCACAGCACTTCGACCACCTTGGATGCGGCGGTCTCGACGTAGGGCCGGGTGATGTTCAGGAAGACCTTGGAGCGGTATTGGCTCTTGGGCTTCTGAATCAGCGGCGCATTCATGGTCAGGCCCTTATACCACTGGCTCTGCCCGGTCTCATCCTCGCCTTCGTAGTAGGCTTGGTCGTCGGCCCACTGCTGCTCGATCCCGTTGCTGGCCCGGTACTTGACCGCGGCGTCGCGCCGATCAACCAGCACCTTGGCCAAGTTGTCGCGCATCTCTTCGTGCTTGCGCTTGATCTCTTCCGCCTCATCGACCAGATCGGCGAGGGCAGCAGCTTGCTCGGGGGTGAGCGCTTCTTCGAGTTCGAGGTCGATGTTCATCAGAGTTTTCCTGCCATGACACGGGCGAGGATGCCCGCTTCGTTGAGTTGATCGTCGTAATCCCGGACCGCCAGCGGGTTGTGCTTGGACAGCGCCTGATTGGCAATGTCGGTCTTGACCGCCTGACCCTTGGCCGCGGCCAGTTCGGCTTCGGCCCCGCTCAGGGTTGGATTGTTGTATTCCTCTTCCTGTCTTCGGGTCATCTCGAAGAACTTGAGGTTGTCGAAGTTGGGCGCCTGCGGGGCGGTGTAGGCCAACTGATACTGAGCCAACTCCTTCTGCTCCGGGGTCATGCCCTCGGTCCAGTCAAAAAAGCCCAGACCCCAAGAGTCACCAGCGCTGGATTTGCGGTAGCTGCCGTGCTTGTCGTTCCAAGTGTAGGATTGCCCCGGCGTGTAGTGGGTGATGAGCCCGGCTTCAACCTGATCGCGAAACTGCTTCTCCTGCTTCAACGCGGTGTCGTAATCCATCTGACCCAACGGATCGCTGTAATTTTCCCGGGTGATGCCGCGGGCGCTGTAAGAACTCTTGTCCAGCAATTCAAGCGCTCGGGCCTTGTCCAGCGTTCCGGCCACCGCCGTGTAGCGAGAAGCGTCCCACCCCGCCGGGTTGCCGTCCTTGTCGTAGTAGCCCGCCTGATAGACCCCCTGATGCTTGCCGTCCTGTTTCCAATAGCCGGCCATAGCATAACCTTCGCCGCCCAGGCTTACCTGATCGTTCGGCACGTGCGGTCCATAGAAGAAGAAGGTGGGATTTTGCACCATGCGGTTGTAGATAGCCGCTGCCTCCTCGTATCTCAATGCCTGCGTCTGGGCCGACTGGGCTTTCTTCTGGTTCTCGTCGAGGTATTGCTGGATGATTGAGCGGCGTGCCATCGCGAGGCTCCCGGTTACAGTTGCCCGCGATGGTATCGCATCTCTTGGTCAAGCGCCACCGGGTTCATCTCAGAAGATTTCGCCGTCGGCTTGCCACGCTTCAACCATTGGCCGCTCGTCATCGTCGAAGCGCGGCATGGTCAGGTCGCTCGTATCGGTGACCGCCAGCGCCTTGCGCATGCCGACGGCCAGCACCTGAAAACTGTCTGAGGCATTGCTCCATTTGTCATGTAATGGCGTCTGGTTGAAGCACTGGCGCTTCTGGTCGTAGATGTAGCTGTAGTTCTCGAGCGACTTGATGCCTTCCCGGCAGTTGGTGGCGTCGAACCAGCACCGGGGCAGCAGCATCCGGGCGGCGTCGATCTGTTCCGCCTTGGGCAGCTTAGGCACCACCCGCACGTTGCGCAGGCCCATCGAACGCAGCGTCTGCAGCCGGCTGACCCCCGTGCCCAGTTCGCGCACATTCGTGTCGTGCGGCATGAGGTGGCTGCCGAAGTGCTTGGCATAGTCGAGCTTGCGCAGCCAATTGACGTAGTGGTCAAGGCCCTGCCCGGACTGCTCATAGAAGTCGAGGAGATGGACCTCCTTGCCCACCGGCTGTGCTGTCCAGATGCTCGTGGTGTCGGACATCCCCAAGTCCCATGCGGTGATGACCAGCCCGCCGTCGGGTTGCCAAGGCACCTTGGTGATCTGCTTGCGCTGCAGGTGCTGCAGGAAGATGCGCCCGGTGACAATCGCGTCCGGGTTGCATTCCATTTCCGCCGAGTACGCCTCGTCGGTCATGTTGGTTTTCAGGTCGGCAAGCTCGTCGTCCGGGAGGATGCCGGACTCGCTGGCCTTGACCAGCATCTGAAACCACCCGCTCGCGGGCAGGGCCGCCTTCTCGTAGAGTTCCCAGAGCGCATTGTTGCGCCCTTTGACGGTGCCCGAGAAGACTGCGAACCCCTGCCGGTCCGCCAGCGCCGGCCGGATGATGGTGTCCCAGACATAGACCGGGATGTCCTGAAACTCGTCCATGACCACGCCGTCGAGGAAGATGCCGCGTAGGCGCTCGGCGTTCTCGGCACCCAGCAGCATGATCGTGGCCCCGGGCTTGTTCAAGTCACGCGGGTTCGGCAGCGTGACGGTCAGGTTCATCTCGCTGATCTTGTACCCCGGGCAGCGCGCGAACGGCGCCGTGTAGTCCTTGAGCACCTGCCATGCCACGGACCGGGCCTGATTCTGGTAGGGGCACATATAGGCGAACTGCTGGCGCAGCCCGTCATCGCGCGCATGCAGCCCGCGGATGACCAGTTCGTTGATCAGGGCCGTGCTGTTGTGCGTCGGGATGTAGTCGCGGGTCACCAAGTAGAGGTGGTCCGGCGAATCGACAGTGATACAGCGCATCGGCACGCTCTCGATTTTCTCGCACGCAACGATGAAGCGCTCACCTGACTCGTTCCGAGTCGGATGACGCGGCTGCCAACGAGTACGATGTCGCTCGATCGTGAAGGGGTTGAACTCGGTGGTAAAGCTCAAGCGCCAGTAGAGCCGCGGCTCGTCCCAGCCCGGGAGTTGAACCAGCTTTTCCTTCGGTCGAGACAGCTTGATGCCGAGGCTGCACGCAAGCTGGTGAAAACCGTCGATCATCTCCCGTTGCTTGAAGGTTACCTCCATCGAACCCTTCTGGCCGATCGTGCCATCAGAGTCCATCAGCCCGGCAAACAAGGCCATCCGCTGCTCAACAGAGCCGCGCAGATAGGCTTCAGGGATGAACTTGACCCCTGCTTGGCCGAGACCGAGATTTCGCAACAAGGTGTTGGGGTGGAACGCTGCCGAACCTTGACGAAGCTGAAGGGTTGTCGCCCGAGAGGTTGTTGGAATCACAACGCACTCGAACCCCATCTCGTCAGCATAATCCTGCCAAGCAAGCATTGGCTCGAAATCCATGTTGGTGAGTTCAAAGCGAGCGGATGTGCCGTCACCCAACCACAACCCCATGATGTAGGGTGGGATCGGCAGGTCAGCTTCGGGCGTCAGAGCCGGCGCGCACAGGTCGATGGTGTGATTGTTCTCCCCCTGATACATGAGGGTCTCAGCAATCTCCTGTGTGGTCTTGGTCGTTGCCGGCCGCTGCTGACGGATGCGCATCCCACTTGTGGTGTGTGCCCGGTCCAGTTTGGTGCGAGTGTCCCAAAGATGCTCGGCGTCAGCAACAACGAACGATCCGTCGTCGAAGCAGACGCGATAAGCGTTGGTGTTCTCTTCGATCGGATGCGCGATCGTCACCGTGGTTGGCCGCCCCTGTGCATCGAGGATCATGTCACCCGCCTTGAGCGCGCCCATTGTGGTCCAAGAGCCGTCGGCCATCGGAACCTCAGTGTCAAGCGCGAGCCGTTTCCCGGCCCGCCGGTGGGCAATGACCACACCCCAGCGGTTCTCCCGTGCGTGCAGTGGCACGAAAGCCTCCCGCGGGGCATAGTTGTAGGTGAGCGCGTCAGCCATTGACCCGCGCCTCGCCCAGCGCGATCGACCGCACCTGCCCGGGGCTGACCCCGAACGTGTCGGCAATATCGCGGTAGCTCATACCCAGTTCGCGGTACAGGCGGATGTCCTGTACCTGCTGGGTGGTGAGCTTCCTGAGCGGGTGGCGCTCGCCCGACGCGCGGCCCGTCTGCGTGATCGGCCCCGGGGCATCCTTGTGGGTCTGCCCGGAGACAATTTTGCTGACATTGGTCTGCCGCGTGCCGAAGCGCTTGCCCAGTTCGGCCTGCGTCGCGCCGGCCGCGTAGAGTTCGCGCATCTCGAGGACTTGAGCATTGTTGAAGATGGTCATGGCGATTGGTTGGGTGTGATCGTTGAGATGGTCACATGATACCAGACTTCACCGTGACGGTGAAGTCAGGCTTGGCATCTACATCGAGGAACACCGCCTTCATCGCTTCGATCGTGTTCATGTGGATGCGGATGGTGTTCTCGTAGCAGTCGGCATACCCGCCGGCGAGATTGACCACAACCGGGATGCCGCATTGCCGGGCGGCATGCAAGGTGCGCAGGTCACGCTCGTAGAGTTCCTGCATCGTCAGCCCGCCGCCGAGCGGATCGTCGATCCACGCATCGGCCCCGGCCTGATAGAAGATCACGTCGGGTTCGGCCGTTTTGATCGCCGCATGCAGGTCGCTGGTGTAGAGCGTGAGATCGGGGCTTTCATCACGCATCGGATGATCCCCGTTCGATTGCAACAGGGTCAGGTAGTGACCCTGCTGGGCTTGATGCAGGATATTGACGCAGCCGTCAAAAAAATGCCAATCACCATCGACAGTCAGGGTCTTGGCCTGATGGATGTGGTGAAGGCGGTGGGCCGCAGCGTTGAGCGCGTTGATCGTGCAGAACCCTGCGGCATGCGCGTGGTTGGCATGGTGAAAACCCGAGGTCAGGCTCAGGACTGCACCGGGGTGAGTTGGGCTGGCGGG